ATCTGCTCTCCAGGAGTGATGTCATACGCCATCCAAAACGAGGCGCGGGCCTGTGGTGTGACCTCGCAATAGCCTCTCTTCATACCATCAGTCATATGGCGCAAACCCCAAGGCATACTAAGACGAAACTCAGTATTGACATTAATGTTCTCAACTCCCTTCCGTGACGAGCGAATGTCCCGTCCATACTCAACCATCCAGCGATAGAATTCTTGAAACACCGGTAGTCCACCAGTGAGCCGAAGCCCACCAGTCCCTACAGCATGCATCCATCGCTGCAGTACTTTAGCATTATATGGCTCCATCATAACACAATCCCGGTCGATGGCAGTGAGAGGATCACGACACATGATCCATTTCTCACCATCAAAGATGGGTCTAGTTTGACAGAACTCAATATGCTCGAATTCGGTTACAGGTTGCTCAATGGTCATATTAAAACCAAGCTCAAGAAACCAGGCAGACAAGTCATGCATAAATGCAGACAAGCTCGATTGCTCCATTATCACAACGCAATCGTCACCATTATTGGCCAATTGGGCAACCACACCACGATCCAACAAGTAAGCCTTAATCATAGAACACATAAGGATACAATTACCCAAAGAAGTGTTCATATCACCAGACATTCTTGTTCCATTAATCCGATATTCAACAGTACCATCAGGAGTACGACCAAAACACCGATTGTCCAACTGGCAAGCTAACAAACTTGCAAGTTGTTTCCGATGTTTACCGTGAAAACACTTTAGGTATTGAGAGTGTTCCCACCGCAATGCATCAGAAGAGACATGTTGGTCAAACCGCGACGCATCCAGTCCAACAGCAACTGGATGCTCAAACATGTCCCACTTTTCTCTCATCAACTTTGCAGACCGTTCTGCATTGATTCCTTTAAACACAGTTTGGTGTCCAAAAAGTTTAGAAAGCCATTTAAAAGCACGATGCTCAAAGTGTTTTAAATAACGTCCAAGCATTATATTAAACTCTGGCTTTCTAGGAGAAATAACCCGGGGCACCGGATCCTTCTTTGCGTTC